GAAGCCGTGGGCCGGGTTGCCGGACGGCGACAGGACGAGGCATTGCTCGTCGATGCTGGGCGGATCCCACTCGGCATCCTCACCGGCACGCAGTACCAGGAACGGCAGCCAACCGGTGAGTAACCCGCCGGTTTTGACCCGGCAGCGCGGCGCGTCCGGATCGATCTCGGCAATGGTGCCGGGGCGGATCAGGTTTTCGAGGCGGCGAAGGATGTCGGTGATGTTCATGCGGCCATGCTCGCGTTCGCGCGCGCGGGACGCACTGGGCAGGCCGTGTAGCGGGTGGCGTTACAGCGTCAGCGCACTGGGTGCGCCAGCAGTTGGTCGCGAATCATGTCCAGTTCGTCGGGGCTGAAGCCGAGCAGCTCGCGCCGGGCGTACTGGATGTCCGGCGCGTTGCGCCCGGGGCGGTCGCGCAGGCCGTATTGGTGGACACGGGCGAGCCGTGCGGTACGGCCAAGGAAGCCGATGGCGATACTGCTGGCGTCACTCTGTAGCTTGAGGTGTTTGGCGGCGCGCAGCTTGGTGAACATCTTGCGCTTGACCCTGCCCTGCTTCGCCCGCAGCGGCTCGCGGGGCTTGCGCGGTGCGAACGGCGTACCATCCGGATTGCGCTGGGCGGCGATGCGCTGTTGCTGACTGCGGCGCAGCTCGCGGGCGATGGACTGGGTGACCTTGCGGCGCTCGGCCGGCTGCAGGCGATTGAGCAGCGCGCCCGCCCAGTCCTCGAGGGCGTTCAGATCATCAGCCACCGCTGCCCAGCTCCGCGATCAGCTCGCCGTCGGTGGTTTCGATGCGCAGCGTTGGCAGCAGGAACAGCTCATCATCGACCACCGGCTCGGCTGGGTGGCTGACTTGCAGGGTGCCGTCGTCCAGGCGCTTGACGAGGACGCGCTCGGTAAGTGGCAGGGTGATGGACAGGTCGACCTTGCTGTTGTCGAGGATGTCCGCTTCGAACTTGATCGCGTCCCGACCCTTCTCCAGGTTCTCCATCAGCTCGCGCTGGTTGACCAGCACCCAGGCAAACAGCGGGATGGCCACGGCATCCGGATGGCCGGCGAAGTCGGTGAGGATGATGTTCAGCGTGTAGCTGTATTCGAAGGACAAGCCCGGCGCGGCGGTGCTGCGCATGCTGCCGTTGTCGACGAAGGTGAGCAGCCGGTCGGGGTTGCGCTTGAGATCGGGCACGGCGGCGATCAGATGGGCGCGTAGGGATTCGGGTTTGTTCATGGCTGAGCGCTGCGCTGGTTGTGGTCAACGACCAGGTCGACCTTGGCCGCGCACTCGGCCCAGGCGCTCATCAGGTAATCGGCGTCGTCGCTGAGCTCGCCGTTACTGGCCGGCGATGCTGGGTTTAGCGTGCAGCGCGTCACGACCGGACAGCCACTGACGGTAACCTGCGGCTCCGGTGACGGCGGGACGTTGGTGCAGGCGGCGAGCAGCATCAGGCAGAGGCTGAGCAGCCCAAGTCGTATGGGTTGGGTCTTCACGGCGGCGTTCCTTCTTCTTGAGCTGATCGGTGGCGTGGGCTTGGTGCAGATCACTGATGGTCTGCTGCAGTGAAAGCTGATCGAGGCGCTGCGCGGCGACTTCGCCGCCGAGGCGGACGATGGTTGCGGCCTGCCGCTCGTTGCGCTGCTCGGCTTGCGTTCAGTGGCGAGACCCGCGCGGGCGGTTTCTGCATCGATGCGTTGGGCCTGGAAGTTAAGGGCAACTGCCATGGCGATGAATAGTGCTGCGAGGGCGAGCCAGACTTTTGCGTTGCTCATTGGCGGTACCAACCAGCGAGATTCATTGCCGCTTCATTCAGCTGGCGAACCTCACCGATGAGCACCAGGCAGCGCACGCCCGGTACCGCGACATGCAGCGCCTCGGCGAACTGGTCGGCCAGCTCTGGCGGCGTGTCGGCCGGCAGTTCGAACACGTCGCCGTCCTGGGGGCTGTGCTTGCGGATCTGCTCGAGGTCAATCATGCGGCCTGCTCCTGGGCGTGCTCGGCGGAGAACTGGGCATAGGCCCGGGCGAGCTTCACGTCGTAGAGGTTTTTAGCGTAGGCCGGCCCGTTGTAGCGCTTGGCGAACTCGGCCCACTTCTTACCTTTCAGCGCCTTGTGCAGGGCTGGGTCGGTCTCGATAAAACAGACGAAGGCATCGAGCTGGGCGGCTTCGCTGAGTGCCATGGTGTCCGCGAAGTGTTGGGCGTCCATGTAGTCCAGGCGCGCCCAGTGGTAGCCCATGATCTGGAACAGCCCCCAGCTGGCCGATTCCAGCGCCGACGCGACGTGGATCTGCTTGGCTTGGGCAAGGCGCTGATGCTCGACCGTGCCGCCGGCGTAGCCACCACGGCGGCGGTTGACCAGGGCGGGATATTGCGCGGCGCGCTGGTCGGCCTCGGCTTCGGTCATGCCGTTGGCCTGCAGGCGAGCAAACATGACGTGCCGCTCGAAGAGGATCACCGGGCGACCGTTGCTGGCGAACCCTTCCCCGCGGCTCTCCACCTGGTTGACGGCCATGATGCTGGCCAACGGTACGCCAAGCCGGTCAGCGGCCTTCTGCAGGTCTTTCTGCTTGAGCAGGCGGGACGTGTCGGCGCCGGCCAAGGCGGCAAGCGTCTTGGAGCCGGCGACGCCATCGGCGACCAGGCCGACCTTGAGTTGATAGGCGTGCACGGCGGCTTCGGTGGTGTCGCCGAAATCTCCATCGACGTAAAGACCGGCGCCGTGATGGTTGAGCTGGGTTTGCAGCTGACGCACGGCCAGGCCGCGCGAGCCGTTACGGAGTGCGGTCATAGCTGGTCTGCCTTTTTCTTGAATACGTTTTTGGCATGGGCCCGGATGAACTCGACGCCCAGCATGCCGATCACGCCGCCAAAGAACGGCGCGGTGTCATGCGGGATCGAAAAGAGTTGAAGGCCATTGCTAGCGGCTAGCGTGATCGCACCGCACAGCATCGCCTCTAGAAGCATCTGCCCCGCAGTCCCGCCGGCACGCTTGACCCGAAGGGCCGCGATGAAAAAGGCGAGCCCGGCGGCATAGATGGATGGCCAATTGAGGCGAATCAATTCGATCAACCACGCCACAGTTTCCGATAGGTCAGGCATGCGCTTCATTCCGCTGTCCAAGGTTGAGTCCGTGGATGTGCCGGACTACTTCGCCGAGCAGAGCCGGGCTGTACCGCTGCGGCAGCGGATAGCCCAGCCCGGCGGCGCAGAACTCGCTGCAGAACATCCGGCGTTTGTTGTCGATGGTGATCGGGAGGAACTGACTGCCGAGCAGGCCGAGCCAGTCATAGCCGCGGCCTTGGTTGGCACGGAACAGCTGCTCGATGCGGTTGGCATCTGCCCAGGGCACCGGAATCAGGTCCCAGTGGGCAAGGTCGAGCTCGATGCGCTTGGCGCGCACGCCACCGTCCATGGCCGAAGCGGACAGCCAGCGGCCGTCCGGCATGACCAATTCGCAGTGGCTGTAGATCGAGCGCGTCCAGAAACGGATAAGGCGGTTGAGCAGCGTGCCGTGGCCCTTGTAAAGCGCGAGGTAGATCAGTCCCATAAATTCACCACTTGGCGTTGTTCGGCCTGCGGCGGTGCGTCCGGTAGGTCGATCAGGTGGCCGTTGGGCAGGACCGCACCCAGATCGGCCAGCCCTGGGTTGGCATCGAGCACGGCCTCGGTCACTCCGGCCGTGCGGCCGTAGTGCCGCCAGCAGATGGCGTCGACGGTGTCGCCCTGCTGGGCGCGGACGCTGGCCATCAGGCTTGCTCGTCTTCGATGTTGAACCGTTCCGGGTATACGAACGGGCCGTCATCGGAAACCAGCGCGCCGGGTGACGTACCGGTCTCAGGGATGCGGACGATGGCCAGTCCCAGCGGATGCATGATCTCCCGGTTGATCCGAACCAGAAGGCCCCGGCGGCTGATCTCGTTCCAGTCGATCGTGTCCATCAGATCAGCTCCACAGTGGTGTGCACGCGGCCGAGGATGCTGCGGATCGCCCAGCGGGCATCGCGGCGGTATTCATCCGGAGTCGGCGTGAGGGCTTCGGCGCGCTCGGCACCGTCGCCGG